CATTGGCAGCTTCTCTTAATTTAGATTGGATTATTCAAGGTTCTAACAACACAGTTACATCAAATATTAATATTGATGGAGCAACTAACTATATGGATATAGACGGTTCTGATAACGAAGTTACTTATACAGGTACAGGTGTTAATGCTTCAGCAGGTGGATATTTTTGGTTAGATCATACTGGTGGTTCAAGAAACTTTAATATTCAACAACTGAGTACCCAAGACAATGACTGGCTTAAAATCATATCCGTTTCTGGCACTTCTGCTTCTACTGTTTGTGTCATTCAAAACGACCAAGGTACAAGCCTCGGTTGCTGATATTGGTGGTATATCTGAACTCAATGGTTCGGCACAAATAGTAAGAAACGAGCCACTAGAAGCTAAATTAAAGTTTGCTATACAAAGTAACGATGAAGCCATAACAACAAATGGTCGTATGGCTATTACCTTTCTTGATGATTCAACAGTTAAACTAACTGAACATTCACAGCTTTTAATTGATGAATACATCTACGATCCCGACCCAAGCAAATCAAAGATGGCTCTTACCTTTGGACTTGGCACAGCAAGGTTTATTACAGGCAATCTAAATCGTATAGATAAACAAAACATTACTTTAAAAACACCTACAGCCAACATAGCAATACGTGGTACTGACTTTACTGCTACAGTTGATGAACTTGGTCGTAGTTTAATTATTTTATTACCTGATAAATTTGGTTTATCTAGTGGCGAAATATTAGTAACTACTGGCATGGGAACAGTAACACTAAACAAACCTTATCAAGCAACTACTGTAAATGTATTTGAATCAACTCCAACAAAACCAGTAATCTTAGATTTAACACTAGATGTTATAGACAATATGTTAATTGTTACACCACCTAAAGAAGAAGTGTTAGTAGAAGAAGAAACAACTACCACAAAAACTGACAGCGTTTTAGATTTTAACGATTTAGATATTGATTATCTTGCAGAAGACTTTTTAGAAGATGATTTAGAGTTTACAGAACTAGACATAAATTATCTTGATGTAAATTATCTTGAAGACTTGCTTAATGTATTAGATGCTTTGGCAATAGCAGAAGAAGAAGATCAATTGGCACAAGCCACAAGCACACAAATATCTGGTACTTTATTAGGTAAAGATCCTGACACACAAATAACAACACTTATAACTGGTAATGTTATAAGTTTAAGAAGAGAAATAAATGAAAGTGTTAGAGTAGATTTAGATGGCAGTAATGCCTATACAGTTATTTTGATACAAGATGGCGTTTCAAATATAATTAAAGTTAACGGAGGCAGCGATAGTGTTATTACTATCACTCAGAGTGATTAAATGAAGCGACTATTATTACCATTGCTTATAATACTAGCATTACCTTTGGTATTTCAAAGCACGCCTACAGAAATATTAAAATTAAAAGTTTTTGACTACCTTGTACCTAAACAAGAACCATCTGGTTATTTCACTATATTAAATATTACAGAAGAAGACATTAACAACGAAGGCGGTTGGCCAATACCAAGAAAAAGGCTTGGAGATATACATAAAGAAATTATTGATGCTGGAGCTACAGGTGTGGGGTGGGTTATAAGTTTTCCGCATCCAGATAGATTTGGCGGTGATGAATATTTTGCAGAATCTCTTTCCTATGGTACATCTATTTTGGCTTCATTTGAATACCCAAATCAAATATACCCAAAAACTGTTGGTACAGTTATCAAAGGCCCTGATATTGGTGGTATGCTTTCTATGGGTGTAGTACAGAATACTGACAGCCTAAGAAATAAATATATACAAGAAGGTATATCTGCTGCACCCGTTGATGTTGATAATCTTGTTCGCAGAATCCCTTTACTATTAAAAACTCCAGATGGATATGTAAGTTCTTTTGGTACTGAAGTTTTAAAAACTTTAGTAGGTGCAAGAACTTATGTAATAACAACTAATGATCTTGGTATTCAAGAAATAGCTGTTAGAGGAATACCACCCGTTAAAACAGATAGTCTTGGTCGTAAATGGATTAGTTGGGTTGATACACCACAAACAGACTTACAAGAGATGAATGTTAATGGTAAGTTTGTTTTTGTTGGTGTAACTGCTCCAGGTATTATGCCACAAGTTGCAACACCAGTTGGATTACTTGAGCCACACAAAATTCAAGCTGCATTAGCTGAGTCAATTTTGATAGAAAATTCACCAAGTGTCCCAGATTGGCATTTGGCGGCCGAAATTTTAATTTTGCTAATTTTTGTGTCGCTGACATGGCTCACAATCAATTATTTCAATGTAGTTAAGGGTGCAAGTATAGTTGGAATTATCTTGCTCACCACGGGCTTCTCAAGCGTTTTTAGCGTTCAAAAAGGATATTTAATTGATTTTTCATGGACTTTTGTGTCACAAATCATAACTTCTACTATTTCTTTCTATCTTAACTACCAAAAACAATATAAATTACGACAAGAGATAAAAAAACAATTTGAACATTATCTTGATCCACGCCAAGTAAAACAATTACAAGACAATCCTAGTTTATTAAAACTTGGTGGTGAAAAAAAAGAAGCAACATTTTTATTTACTGATGTTAGAGGATTTACTTCTTTGTCAGAAAAATTACAACCAGAACAGGTTACTGAATTAATGAACCAAGCTTTAACAATACAATCTAATGCAGTACAAGAGTATGGTGGCATGGTAGATAAATATATTGGCGATGCGATGATGGCTATATTTAATGCTCCGTTAGATTTACCAGAGCATGAAAACCAAGCAATACTTGCTGCACAAAAAATACAAAAAGATATGCAAGTTGTTGATATGCCGTTAAAAATTGGCATAGGAGTAAATACTGGAGAGGCTGTTATTGGCAACATGGGTAGTGATACTAGGTTTGATTATTCAGCTATTGGTGATTGTGTAAACACCGCAGCAAGATTAGAGTCAGCAACTAAAGATGTTGGTGTCGATATACTAATTGGTGAAAATACTGCAAAAAATTGCGATTTTGAGTTAAAATCACTAAAATCTATTAAGGTTAAAGGAAAATCAAAATATTTAAAAATCTATACAACTATATGACTACAAAAAGAATAACAGCAAGCCATGTAGCTGCCGACTTAGCGGTTTCAAAAAAAGAAAACGAAGAACGCTGGAAAACAGCATTTAATGAGTTTGCAGATATAAAACAAGAAATAGCAGCAATTAATAACACTATTAAAATGGCAACATTTGGAGTCTTTGGTTTTATTGGCGCTTTATCTATTGCAATAATAACGGTGATTTTATGAAGAATATTTTAAAAAATATAATAGGTGCTGTAGCACCAACATTAGGCACAGCAATTAGCGGGCCTTTAGGCGGAATGGCTATGAACAAAATAGCAGATGTATTGGGTGTATCTAACGACCAAAAATCTGTGCAACAAGCAATACAAAACGCCACACCAGAACAAATGCTTGAACTTAAAAAAGCAGAACAAGAGTTTGAAGTTCAAATGAAAGAACTTGATGTTGATGTTTTTAAATTAGAAACACAAGATAAACAAAACGCCAGAGGTTTATTTAGTAAAGATTGGACTGCAAGAATTATAGGTTTATTTACTATAGCGGGTTTTCTTGGTTATATATTTTTAGTTACATTACAACCACCAGAACAAAACTCTGAAGCACTGATTAATTTAGTTTTAGGTTATCTTGGAGGATTAGCAAGTGCAATTATTTCGTTCTATTTTGGAGCATCTCACACTAGCGATAAAAAGGAGTGATATGAATATATCAAAAGAAGGATTAACTTTAATTAAAAAGTTTGAGGGTTGTAAGCTTGAAGCTTATAAATGCGCTGCTGGCGTTTGGACAATAGGCTACGGATCAACTAAAGGTGTAAAAGAAGGCGATAAAATTACCCAAGAAGAAGCCGAAGAACTATTATTAAAAGATGTAGAAGTATTTGAAAAAGCTGTAAATGAAGCTGTAAAAAGGTCTATGGTTCAATGTCAGTTTGATGCTTTAGTATCATGGACTTTTAATTTAGGTGTAGGTAATCTTAACTCTTCAACTATGTTAAAAAAATTAAATAATCAAGAATATGATGAGGTAGTTCCACAAATGAAAAGATGGAACAAAGCAACTGTAAATGGAGAAAGACAAGTTTTAGAAGGACTTGTTAGAAGAAGAGAAGCAGAAGCCTTATTATATGAAGGCAAAGAATGGCACGAAGTATAAATTTTTGCTAAACTAACCAAAGACTAGGAGAAAAATATGCTAGAAATGGATTTTATGTTTAACAAACCACCATCTATATCAAATAGAGATAATTTTATGTCTATTGAGCAAGATTTTTCTCAAAGGCTTCCATCATTATTAGAAGAAACTCCTGATGATCCTTTAAGTTATTTTGTTCCTACAGTACCAGCTGTAACTGAAATAGATGATCTTTTAGTAAAAAGGCCAGTTGATATACCTCGTAGTATTTTTGAAGACAGAAATCAAATTCCTACTTTTAATATGGATGATTTTTTAATCAGAAATAATTTATATCAAACTCCAGAAGATAGAGTTATGCAAGATCAAAATAAATTAAATGATATGATAGATTTTATGGATTATAACAATCAAGCAAATTTATTTGATTCATCTAATTTATCTGGTTCATTAATGAATCCAAATTATAGTTCTGGACAAAACTATGCACAATCAATAGCTGGCGGTGAAAATGTAGCTAATATGATTGCTCCAGGTGTAGCTTATTCTTCTGATAACCCACAAGGATTTACACAACAAGATATAAATACTGGCGTAGTACCAAATCCATTTGAATATACTCCTTTTGCTGGTCTTCGTGGGCCTAGCTTACCAAAAATGCAAAATCCACCAAAAAGAGCCGATCAGCTTTTTATTGATGATGGGCCAGGTTCTCTTGGTAGAGAAAATGAATTATTAACATCTAATTATAGCCCTTTAAATTTAGCAGGAATACAAAGAGTATTAGATAATTTAGGCTAATATGGCATCACAAGAAGAGATATTACAATCAAACGAAGCAGAGTTAATTCTAAACTCTGAAACATTTAAAAAAGCAATTCAAATACTTAAAGATGAATATACAAACTTATGGTTATCATCTGAAACAGATGATATAAGTACAAGAGAAAATTTACACAAAGCTATTAAGCTGTTACCCGAAGTTGAAAAACATCTACGCATTATTGTAGAAAAAGGTAAGATTACAAAATCACAATTAGGCAGACTACATAAAGTTGTGTAAAATATAAGTAATATAGTAAAATATTACTTTACATTTTAAGGAATGAATATGACCAACAACGCAAAGCCGACTGGTTTACAAACAAGCATACAAGAGGCTGAACAGTCTTTTGAAAGTTTTTTGACTCCAGAGGAACAATCAGAAAACGAAATACAAGAACAAACATCAGAAGATGTAGTTAACGAAGAGGAAGTTATCGAAGATGAAATCCTTGAAGAAGACGAAGTTGAAGAAGATGAAGAACAAGAACTCCAAGAAGATCAAGTAGAAGAAGAGGAGTCCGAGCAACCACAGCTATATACTATTAAAGTAGACGGCGAAGATACACAGGTCACGCTTGAAGAACTCCAAAACGGATACAGTCGCCAAAGAGATTATACGAGAAAAACCCAAGAGTTAGCTGAACAGCGAAAAGCTATTGAAGCTCAACAACAAGAGGTTTCTCAAAAAGATGCAATTTATGCAGAGTTGTTACCTAGAATGGAATCAACTTTGAAGGGCGAGTTAGAAAACGAGCCAGATTGGAACGCACTTTACGAAGCAGATCCTATTGCTTATGTCCGTGAAAAAGACGTATGGAATGAGAAAAAGCAAAAGTTGCAAGCCGTGCAAGCTGAATCAAAAAGGATTCAAGAAGAATCTAACGTTGAACAGCAAAAGAAATTTCAACAATTTGTTGAATACGGACAACAACAATTGCTTAATTTAATTCCTGAATGGCAAGATAATAAAATAGCAAGTAGAGAAAAGACTGCTATTAAAGATTATGCAATGAATGTTTTGGGATATACCCAACAAGAAATTGATGCAGTTTATGATTACCGACAATTAATTGGTTTGAGAAACGGCTGGTTATACAACAAAACACAACAAGCGACTAAAGTGAAACCAACTGAAAAGAAAGCGGCAGCTCGTACCGCAAGACCTGGCACTTCAAATGTTCCAAAATCTACAACTCCTGTGAAAAGAGCAAAACAAAGATTAGCTAAAACTGGCAAAGTGCAAGATGCAGCTAAACTTTTTGAACAAATAATATAAACTTTTTTTTATAAGGAAAAAATATGGCTAAAGTAACTAACGCTTTTGATACATATACTGCGACTGCTGATAGAGAACAACTAAGTGATGTTATCTATAACATTTCTCCACAGCAAACTCCGTTTATGTCATCAATCGGAAAAAACTCAATCAAGAATGTAGTTTTTGATTGGCAAACAGAATCATTACCAACTCCAAGCGGAAGTGGTCAGCTAGAAGGTTTTGAACTTTCAAGAGCTGCTTCAACTGCTACTTCAAGAGTAAGTAATGTGGCAATGATCTCATCAAGAGATGCAACTGTAACTGGCTCACAACAAGCTAGTGATCCAGCAGGTAAAAAGTCAGAAATGGCTCATCAACTTGCTATTATGTCTAAAGCATTAAAAAGAGATATGGAAACAGCTCTTTGTCAAAAAGGTGCTAAAACAACAGGTAATGCAACAACAGCTAGAGTAACTGGTGGTTTTGAATCTTGGATTACATCTAATGTATCAAGAGGAACTGGTGGTTCTGGAGCTGGTGGCGGTGCTGCTCCTACTGATGCAACATCAGGTAACCAAAGAGCTTTAACTGAAACTTTACTTAAAGCAGTATTACAATCTTGTTTCACAAATGGTGGCGAGCCTTCAATGGCAATATGTGGCCCTGTAAACAAGCAAGTAATTTCTGGTTTCACAGGTAGAAGTTCAGCTAGACAAATGATTGATGCAAACACAGTAGAGGCTTCTGTTTCTATTTACGCATCAGATTTTGGTGAGCTTAAAATAGTACCTTCTAACTTTAGTAGAGAAAGAACACTATTATTAGTAGATCCTGACTTTGCAAAAGTATCTTACCTAAGAGATTTCAAAACAGTTGACATCTCAACAATAGGTGATGCTGAAACTAAAATGTTAGTAGTTGAATACGGTTTAGAAATGAGCAACGAAGCTGCTCATGGAGTCGTAGCTGATTTAACAACAACATAAGTTAGATTATCTTGGGGTGGGTTTAACTCACCCCCTTTTTAAATGACAACAAAAAGAACAATTACCGATCATAAAACTGGTTACAAATCAGAATTTGTAACTGAAGATAATAAATTTGTTTATCACACCACACAGAATGTCGCACCCGTTATTGACCATGTTAAGAAACTAAGGGACAATACATTAAAGCCTGGAAAAGATATGCGACATATAGCTGAAGTACCAATGGTAATTTGGCAAAAAGCATTACGAGAAGGTTGGTCGCAAGATTCAGCAAAATGGAAAGAATGGTTAAACCATTCAGACAATAAAGTATTTAGAACCTGGCAGGGCAAAGTATGACATATTCAGAATTAAAGACAGCAATAGCAAATTATTTAAATAGATCAGATTTAACATCTGATATTGATACATTTATAGATAACACAGAAGCAGAACTTAACAGAAGGTTAAGAACTAAAGACATGATTAAAAGAGCAACTGCTACTGCTGACTCACAATATTTAACAGTTCCAACAGATTGGTTAGAGGCAATTAATGTAGAAATTACAGCAAATAATTTTAGTCCTTTATTTCAACAATCTATAGAATCAATAGA